TGATCGAGAGGTTCGACCCTTCGAAACAGGTCAAGAAAAGCTTTGAGTCTGCGTATAACGAGATCTGGAACGACATGCTGTTGGTCCCCGAAGGCGCTCTTGTCCCGGCGCTGAAGCGGCTCAAGACAATGACCAACTACTTGCCCTCGGCTGAGAAGGTACTGCTGATCTTCCAGGCCGAAGGGAAGCACCACGCCAGGGACGCCGAAAACCAGCGCACCGCCGAGTGGGACAAGACGAAGGGCTACGGCGATCCTCGTTATAGGAGCAAGAGCCAGCCAGAAGAGGCAAAACTCACTGTGGCGCAGGTCATTGCCAGGGACGAGCATGCAAAGCTCGCTGTAGGCGGATTTCGGCTTCTGGAGCGCGGAGGGCGAAGCGTCGAGGCGAGGAAGCAGCAGCTGGAGTTTTTCAGGTTGATGGACTCCAGGTATCCCAACGCGGGTTGGGCTAAGGAGGGGCTGGAACAGCAGAAGTGGTATCAGAGGCGGGGGTTGTTGAGTAACTCCGCTGAGTAGTTTGTTGACATTTTGTTGGTTTGGGAGTAAGGAGCTAGACATGGCAAAGCTGACACGGAAACAGCAGATGTTCGTCAAGGAATACCTGGTTGACCTGAACGCCACCCAGGCCGCTATCCGTGCTGGGTACTCAGCAAAGACGGCCAATCGGATTGCCTCTGAAAACTTGGCAAAACCAGTCATCGCTGAAGCCATCCAGTCGGCCATGAAGGAGAGGTCGGCGCGGATCGAGATCACAGCCGACGGTGTGTTGCAGGAACTGGCCAAGCTCGCGTTTGTCAACATCCAGGATTTCTACGACGAGGCTGGGTCACTGAAAGAAATCAGCGCCCTGCCGCGCGATGTGGCAGCGGCGCTGTCTTCGGTCAAGATTAACCTCACCGAGGCCTGCGCCGTGCAGGAGATCAAGGTCTACGACAAAGGCGCCAACCTGGAGCGCCTTGGCCGCCACCTCAAACTCTTCACGGACAAGGTGGAATTCCCTGATAAGAACGGGGATCCCCAGAACGTGGGGCCCATGTCAGGCATGACCACCGCAGAGCTCCGTAAGGCCCTCGCCCACTATGACAAGCTCGAAGCCCCTGAATGAAGACGAGCTCCTTGCCGCCCTGGTAAAGAACCGCAAGGAGGAAGAGGTCGAGAGGTGCCGCGTTAGCTTTTGGCGCTTCTGCCGCAACGACGATCCTGACTTTTACACCCCCCGCAACTGGCACCTGCACCTCATCTGTGAAACCCTCCAGGCCCTCTACGAACGCCGCCTCACCAAGGCGTGGTTCAGGCAGAAATGTGAAGAGCTCGCGCCTGTCTGGTACACGGAATCAGTCAAGTGGGATCGGCTCAAAGATGGCCTCGTCTATACCAGCCTCATGCAGAACCTGCCCCCTCGCGTCGGCAAGTCCCGTACTCTCACCAACTTTTGCAAGTGGGTATTGGGGAAGCTCAAGTCGAACCGTATCATTACATGCTCCTACAACGATGACCTGGCGCAGTCGTTCTCCCGTTACACCCGCGACGGCATCACCGAAAAGAAGAACCTCCCCTCGCAGATCGTCTACAGTGACATCTTTCCCAATTCCAGGATCAAAGCCGGCAACGCCTCCTTCCAGGAGTGGGCGATCGAGGGGGAATTCTTCAGCTACAAGGGTGCCGGCGTCGGTGGGTCGATCACCGGCAAAGGTGCCAACATCACGATTGTAGATGACCCCGTAAAAGACGCCGAGGTTGCCTTTAACGAGGCCGCGCTGGATAAGATCTGGCTCTGGTATACCGGGACCTTCCTTTCCCGACTGGAGGACGGAGAGAGCGGCGGGATCGATATCGTCAATATGACTCGCTGGGCAAAAGGTGACCCGTGCGGCCGCATTCTCGACGGGCCTGACGCCGACCAGTGGTTCATCCTCAATATGGAGGCCTACTACGAGGAACCGGACCAGATGCTCTGTCCCTCGATCCTGAGCCGCACGAAGTACGACAGTCTGAGTAGGCTGATGGACGAGTCGATCTTCCACGCCAACTACCATCAGGTGCCGCTGGATCTCAAGGGAGTGCTCTATAAGCAGTTCAAGCTCTACGACCAGCTGCCGGCTGACGCCGATGGCGTTTCTCTGGTTGAAAAGATCATCTCCTACACGGACACTGCAGACGAGGGGAGTGATTACCTCTGTTGTCTGATCGCCGCACTCTACCAGAAGCAGCTCTATCTACTCGATGTGCTTTACACCAAGGCGGGGATGGAGATTACCGAGATCGAGACAGCGAAAATTCTGGCTGACAACAGCACGACCGAAGCGACCATTGAGAGCAACAACGGCGGCCGGGGCTTCGCTCGCAACGTGGAGCGCAACCTCTGGGAGAAGCATCAGACGCGCAAACCTGCGATCACCTGGTTCCACCAGAGCAAGAATAAGGTGTCGCGGATATTGGTGGGGTCAACCTACGTGATGAACAACCTGTACTTCCCGAGGAACTGGAAAGACCGTTGGCCGGAGTACTACAAGGCGATGGCGACGTACCAGCGCGAAGGCAAGAACAAAAACGACGATGCGCCCGACGCGACGACGGGCCTCGTGGAGCTCGTAACTGAGCCAGGGGCAACTGGGATGCTGGAGTTCTATGCCCAGGAGGCGGCAAGGCTGAAAGAAAAAAGTTGACACCGAGTCTAAACGAGAGTAATCCACTGTGTATCCAAGCTACACAGTGAGTAACACGCAGCAAGTGCCCGCACACGCGGAGGCAGTTTGAACCAATCGCAAGGCAAGGCGACAGACCTGACGTGGCTCGCATCCTCCTTCAATAAACTGACGGCGGGTTTCCGTGCTGCTGCCTCCGAATGGTTCGGCCCCAATGAGCCCCTTTCCCCCGTCATCGACAACAAAACTGCTGAAGAGTCGGGGGCAAAGGGGCGTCAGTACGACTACCCCGTAGGTTTCAACCTCCGATTCCAACCCCGCAAAGACGAGCCCAGTCGCGTTTCCTTCGAAGAACTCCGCGCCCTCGCTGATGGCTATGACCTGCTCCGTGGTGTCATCGAAACCTGCAAGGACGAGGTAGAGCAGTTGGAGTGGTGCATCCGCCCGAAGGACAAGGCGAAAGACCCCGCCGACGATCCGCGATGCAAGGGGATCACCGAGTTCCTCCAGTTCCCCGATAGGGATCATACCTGGAAGCAGTGGCTCCGCGCACTGGCTGAGGACCTATTCGTCCTAGACGCCCCCGCGATCTACGCCCGACGCACCAAGGGCGGTGAGCTCTACTCCCTCGACATAGTGGACGGTGCCACCATCAAGCGCATCGTCGATGCCACTGGCCGCACACCCCTTCCGCCCGACCCGGCATATCAGCAGGTATTGAAGGGTGTCCCTGCAGCCAATTTCTCACGCGACGAGCTGATCTACCACATGAGGAACTACCGGAGCAACCGGTTCTACGGCTACGGCCCGGTGGAACAGGTCATCATGACGGTGAATATCGCGCTGCGCCGTCAGGTCCACCAGCTCCAGTACTACACCGAGGGCAACATCCCCGAGGCGATGATCGGCGTCCCGAAGGAATGGAACCCAGACCAGATACGCCAGTTTCAGGACTACTGGGACAGCCTCCATGAAGGCAACACCGCCAACCGTCGCCACGCCAAGTTCGTCCCCGGGGAGATCGGGAAAAACACCGTCTTCACTAAGGACGCCGTCCTGAAAGATGAGTACGACGAATGGCTCGCCCGCATCATCTGCTACTTCTTCAGCCAATCCCCTACCCCGTTTATCAAGCAGATGAACCGCGCCACCGCGGGGAGCTCCGCAGAACAGGCGAAGGAACAGGGCAAAAAAGCCGTCTCGACCTGGCTGGCCGACCTGATGACCAATCGCATCCTGCGAAGCTGCTTCAACGCTCCGGATCTAGAGTTTGTCTACGCGATCGAGGAAGACGTCGACCCGATGGTGCAGGCGGAGATCGACAAGATTTACCTCCAGGAGTATGTCATCTCTCCGGATGAGGTCCGGGAGAAGAAGGGTTTGGAAGGCCCAGCGCCCGATAAGCCGCTGCCGCCAATGGTAGGACAGCCGATAGGAGGTGACGATGGGCCAGTTGCTCAAGACGATCTTGGGGAGTCTGGGGCCAATGCCAATACCGAAACCACGGCCAAGCCTGCCGGCAAGGAAGACACCGGCAAAGAGGCAGCGGGCGGTGTTGCGAAATCGGCGGCGGCCGATATCCTCCGCGTAAAAAAAAAGTCCATCGCCCCTATTGAACGGGACCGGAGCAGCATAGTGAAGATCGGGGACGATTTCAAAGATGTGCTCTCCGACTTCTTCGACATGGCAGCTGAGGACATGGCCACACAAATCTCCGCCGAGATTCAGGCCGGCCATACGATTGACCAGATTCTTGAAAACCTCGATTTCTCCACATGGTCTGCGCTGGTAGAACCCGGCACCGCTGCGATGAAATCAGCGTTCCTTGACGGGCTTAATGCCGCCTTCGCCCAGATCGGGATTGAACCGACTGCTGACATGACCGGGCTGGTCAACCAGGCCGCCGTGGAATACGCCGAGCGCCGGGGTGCTGACTACGTGGGGATGTGGAACGTCGGCACCAAAGCAGACCCGACGTGGGCGGTCAACCCCCGCGACCAAGCAGACGGCACGCCCTGGGCAATTACGGACAGCACCCGGGACATGGTACGAGGTTCAGTCACCAGCGCCATGGACGAGGGGTGGAGCAATGACCGGCTCGCCGCCGAGCTCAAGGAGAGCGCGGCCTTCAACGAATACCGCGCCAACATGATCGCCAGGACCGAAAC